TGCAGCAAATGTTAAGTCTCTTGCAATGGAAGGACTTATGCCAAGTTTTTTGTGAAAGAAATCAAAAGTTTGATTCTGAACACTATTTTCTCTTTCGTTTCTTTCTTTTAATGCTTTTTCATTTTGTACAGCAATAAACTCTTCTGCAAACTGTTCGTCATCTTTTAATAGTTTAAATAAATCTCTTCTATCAGCTTTACTTTCTCCAAAAAAAGCGGCTTTTCTTTTTTCAGGGTCACTAGAAAATACATCAAAAAACCCAACACCCTCAGGTATTTTTGGTGTAGTAACCTCTTTAATATCAGTTTCAGGGTCTAAGAATAAATCCTTAGTTTCTTGAGAAATATTATCAGTCTGTTCCATTCATCTCTTCTCTAAGATATTTAAGTCTGCGTAACGCACCTATTGCACCCTGTAGTCTGTGAATAACCACATGATTGTCAGACTGCTCTAAGGCTATATGATTTTTTTGAATAGCGTCATCAATGTATTCTATGAAGTTGTCCCACAAGGACTTATCATTTACTAATTTTTTTAGATTCATTGTCTAGTTCCAGTAAATCCCGGCTCATCAGGTGTCGGCACTGAGCCTGTGCCTATAGTACCTCCTCCTGTACCCTGTGTATCTTGAACTTGTACACCTGCAGGAACTTCTTCTGTTTCTCTTGGGGGTCTACCTTCATTAGGTGGTGGAGGGGGTGGTGGATTCTGTTCTTGAAACTTCTTGAGTATCTCAGCCTGCACTGCAGCCTGACTCATAGAGTTGGCTACTTTGTCAGGGTCTAAGTCCATAGACTTTGCTATCTCTCTGACAATATAATCCATTCGTGCAAACGGAGCGAGAGCAGGATTAGATACTGTCTGCATAAACTGCATAAGTCTCTGACTACGTACCTCATTAGCCATAAGACTTTCTGTACCCTGTGCCTTAACTTCTAAGTCACCCTTAATCTCAGGGTCAAAGTCAAACTGCATGTTAAAACTAAAAAAAGCTTTACCCATTGGTCCTAACAAATAGTCATCTACATTTTTAATTACACTACGTATTGAGTTGTTAGCAGCCGACATAAGCATACTTATACCTGATGCTGTACGTCCCACACCTTGTATACCTGTCTGTCCATGAGCAAAGGACGGAAAGCCTGTACTCTCATCTGCTAACTGTCGTGCCTTATCAAACATCTGCATGTTTTCATTTGACACATTAGGAAACTTTGTACCAAAGATAGCTTGACCCGGTGCGCCGCCTTGTCTTCTAAATATTTTTCCCGGATAGACAGATAAATCCTGACCCGGTACTAGATTTGTTTCATCCACTTCTATAATAAGATTGCCTGACAGCGCAGCATTGTCCACAGACATTCGCATAAAACCATTCATTAGTGTCTGTGTATCATCCATGTTTTCTGCAATACCTACACCGAATATGCTGTATGGGTTCATCTCATAGGGTGTTGCATAGTAAGGCAGATAGGCAGGAGTAAACGGATTCATAACAAGTCTAAGAACATTGTTGTTGCACACCCAAATATTTACACTAACCTGCTCAACATCACCTAGCTCTTCAGGTATATCAACATCATACTCTTCTATTATACCTCTATCAACAAATCCCCAAAACTCTAGAACCTCAAATCTCTCGGCTCTGTCCTCTTGGTTATTATCCTCCATAACATGTTCCCACCACTCTTTATTATACATCTCTCCTTCATCAAGAGACTTATCAATAGCATTCTGTCTAAAGAATGGTCTTTTCTTCAAGGCACGTAATTGAGAGCGAGACATCTTGTGTCTTTCTATAATAAACTCTGCTTCATCCATGTTGCTTGCGTCAGGGTCTGGGTAAAAGTTCCATATAGATACATGAGAAGTTTGTGGTACAGTCTTAAACATTGGACTATATGTACCCCCTTCGTCCCAATTAGGGTACTCTTTATCTACAGCAAAAGGTCCTTTCATTATACCTGTACCAAATAGTGCTGACTCAAAAGCTGCAGACCTTAATTGTTTCTTAGCATTTGACTCTTCTAGTTGGTCGTGTATTTTCTTTTCCATCTTCTTCGCTGCAACCATTGCAGGATGGAAGTTGACAGACGTAGGACTACCTGTAGATTTTAGTTTAATATCATCCTCAACACCACTTAAATCATCTTTAAGAGGTCCTACACGTTCAATAAACTCAGGATAAGTTTCTCCGGGAAGTAGTTGATTAGTGTCTTGAGCATCTCCAACTATTTCATCAGTAGCTTTTTTAAATTGAGCATTTGTTTCAAGACTAACTGTGTCTTCTACACCGTCAGGTAATACTGTTGGATTAATACTTAGGGGAAATTTATTGCCACCAAACAATACTTCTACAAGCTGTCCGTAAGCAGCAAGGACTTTTGTTTTAGTAACTTTAACAAATACTTTTGATTTTTCTGTAGAAGTAAACTGTACTTCAGGACTGTATAAACCACGGTAGTTTCTATAGGCTTGTATCCATCGTTCCTCATCTCCTCGCCTGTTTGTCTCGGCTTTGTTAAACTTACCTTTTACAAAACTAACTATGTCTCCTGCAGGTGCATCTACAAGTGCATCCTGCTCCATGTCATCTATTGCAGATGCTTGTTCGGAGTCAGGGTTTATATCGTCTTCTTCCATGTTTTACCTCAATATCCAAAAGTTGAGTCAGCTATTTGAAAACCAGTACGCTGCATATCTGGGTTGTAGTCAAACAAACTACTGCGTGGTCGTGTCATAACACCATAACGTAGTGCGTCATATAGGTGGTCTTCAGACTTTGTATCTACGTCTTCCGAGTTATTTTTGTCGAGGGGGATAGAAGGAAGTTGAGATATAATATTTGTACAGGTGTTAAAGAAGACAAGTCGAGGTTCTTCAGTAAACTCGTCAACCTGTAATCGTCTGTGTATTTCGTTCTTCCCTGCAATTCTACTTCCTTTGCTTCTATCAGAGGGTCTCCATCGACAACCTTTTATTATCATTTGTTCAGCCAATGAAGGTCCTGTATCTCCTCTTTTGTGCCACAGTGAACTATCTAATACACCATAACGCATTTTACCATCGTCTGCTTCGGCTTCAAGCACCATGTCAGCTAAGTCTGTTGCCAATACTTTCGATGCGTATAACTCTCTATAAACAACTAACTGTTCCGCAGGTGTCACGGCTATCCAAACTACACCTGTATAACTGCCATACCCATAGTCACAAGCACGAAACTTAGTCCAACTGTTGGGTATATCATAAGGCTCAACAACATGTATCCTACGACTAAACTCTGGAAATGCTGCCCCCTCATTAACATCCCAATTACCCTCTAACAGTTGTTTACGTTGATGCTCAGGTAACGACAAAAGGTTGGCTTCGTACATACCATCATCAGCTAGGTATGGATTATCAAACAGTGTTGCAGGAATAAACCGTCTTTTAAACAGTGGCTCACCCTCTTTGCTGTGACCCTTTGGCATTTTAAGAACATCACCTGTTTCTATATTTGTTGCCCAAAAAGCTGTACCATGTGGTGCAGGGTCTATGAACATCTTCTTAACCCACTGATGTCCTGCTCCTCCGGGGTTTGTTGTAGCTCGTTGATACAGTTCTAATCCACTCCCTCTTGCTGCACGTAATCTTGACCTCATGTAGTCAAACGGATACGGACTTGCCCACTGTGTTAACTCGTCAAACCCTATCCAACTAAATGCCTGTCCCTGATACCGTGTAACATCATCATCTCTATCCAAGTAAGACAACCACAGTGTTGCTCCTGACGGTGCTACCCAAGTCTTATCTCTTTCCATAAACTTTATGTTTGGTATTGCTTCTGGATATAGTTGTTTAGAAGCAGAGATAAGTTCTCTTAGTTCCTCTGTTGTCCGTCTTATTAACAACCCTCTGAAGTGTGGATTATTAAAGTATCGCACAGGGTCGGCTAACATTGCATAAGACTTGCCACCTCCTGCTGAACCACCGTATAAAACTTCTCGTTCTGTTGCAGACAGAAACTCTGTCTGTGGTCCTTTGTTTGGTTGGAAGATAACTTTTTGTGCTTCTTCCGTTTCTATTAGCTCAGGCTTCGGTTGTGCGTGTACTTTGGTCTCTTGCACCGAATCTTGTGGCTTCAAGCTTTTCTGCTTTCTCAAGGGCTTCTTTGTACCTTTCGGCAAGGTAGCGTTTATTTGAAGCTTCTCTCTTACGCTTTTGTTCAAGTTTAACCCTGTGTCTAAGTCCTACGTAGGATATGTATCGTCCTGATTGTTCACTCAACCAATTTGCTACATCTCTATAGCTATACTGTTTGAGATACTTTTTTGCTTTTTCCAACAAATTTAATTGTTCTACTATTGGTAAAAGAATATCTTTATCTTTTGGGTCTTGCTCATAACCAAAAGGTATAACTCGTCCAACTCTTACTACAGGTTGCCAATCAAACCCATCATCTGTTTCCTCTGGTACAGGAAGTTTCCAGTCTTTAGTTGTTCTCATCATTCTTTGGTGGCAGGATAAACAGAGGACTAGCTGCCGTCACCTCCACCTTATCTGTTTTAACAAATCCACTACGGTCTAGTATGTCTTTAGCAGCTACCATCTTTTCTTTATTACCCAAGTCTGTAGGACTGTGCATAACTTCAAACATAGAATATGCCGCTTTAGTAGCAGAAGAAGAAATAAACTTTTTGGTGAGGTCAGCTATCTCTTCTTTTAAAGAATTTATAATAGAAGACGTAGCAACATTCTCACTATACCCTGCAAGCTTCTTTGCCTCTACAGGATTACCTCGTGCTTCTTCAAAGAGTACATCTAAAAACTTTTGTTGTTTTTCTGTAAGTGCCATTAGTTTAGTTCAAAATGTGGGCCATCAATAAATGGTCTTCTACCTTGACTCCTTCTTATATCTATATAATTATTCATAGCATCTTCCATTGGTCTTTCCCAATCTGTTATGCTGTCGATATTCCATGCTGCTCCCCAACGTATATTAGCTCCAGTCTCTTTAGCTGCAGCTTTCATTGCGTCTGCTATATCATCATACATCACGATGTCCCAACTTGGGTCACTACCATCATACGCCATTAAATCGACAGCGTGTGATGTTCCATCTTCTTGAATAAGGTGTTTGCTACGCATAGTCTGTGAGCGTCCTGCCTTGTACAGCTTTTCTTGTTCTGCTAAAGAACGGACACCATAGATAACTCCAAAGTCTACCTTGCTCACTTCAATGGCACGTTTTACTGTGTCTACTAATAACTCATTTACACCTTCTAGTTTACCTAAACTTCTACTTGATAATTTAAATGCCATTACACTTTCTTTCTTTTTGTTATATCTTTAAAACCTAAGTTTGCAATCTGTATAATACCCATCTTTTTAAGTATTTCTTTTTTCTTGTCTTTGTCTCTTTCTCCATGTATGACTGTTCTTTTATCTAAAAGAATTTCTATAGGAACATCTTTTAAAGGCACTGCTTTCTTTTTATTTTTCTTTTTATCTGCCATTAGTTTTTTCTTTTTACTTTTTTGTAAATATTTTTTTAATATTATCCATTATGCCGTACTTCTTTTTCCTAGCTTTTCCTGAGTCACTTAAATAAGTTCTTGCTCTATCAGCGTCTGGACCATATTTTCTTAGTAAACCCTCATCTTTTTTTAGATTCTTTTTAAGTTGTTTTCTTTTTTTATGTGCTAATGGTGTTCCTCCTACAGGACTAGCCATAACTCTCTTTTTCTTTTTACCATGATGTTCATAGGTTCTTTCAACCATATGAGAAAATTTAGTTCTTTCTGTCATTTCTTTTTCATCCTGTTAAAAAATTTACCTGCAGACCGTGTAGCAAAGCTTGCACTTACGATAGCTCCTAACGCAATCTGATACCACTGTGGC